CACCACCACCAGTTTTAGATGGGATTCTTCGTTGATGAATTTCATTCTTAATACGTTCTAAGTGTTGACGTGCTTTATGAGTTGGCATATCACCAACGTCAATATAAAATACTCTACGTTCTGGCGCACGTTGTACACGATAGATAATGATAGAGTCTTCTAGTAATTCTTTTTGCTTGTATACTTTAAATACAGGTTCAAGCATACTTGTGCCGAAAGGCCAGTATTGGTCGATACCTTCACTTAAAGATACATGAATAACATGTTTGGCATCAACCGCGGTTGTAGTGACATCATTTGCAAAACGCCCTCCACCTTCTGGTCCACCAGAACCAAAACCTTGTTGCATACCAGCAGTCTGTGTTGGAATACCCATATGTTGTTGGCCAGTCTGTGATAACTTCACACTATCAGCAGTAATATTGAGACTTTGCATATTGATATCTAAATCTCTGATATAGTATGCTTCAATTTTCTTGCCTTTGCCTTCGTTTACAACGACTTTTTCTACTTTCGCTGGATTTACCCAATACAATTTATATGTTTCTGGGTCTCTTACGAATAATTGGTCACCATATTTGACTGTATTTCTAAAAATTCTAAAAATACGTTTGTTCATTTGATTCATTGAACACCATTGACGCAATGATTTCTGAAGAACTTCATTTTCAGTAAATGATGGGTCATCATTAAATTGAATATTGAATGGTAATTTTGTACTTTCATTAAACAAAGTAGAAAATTCAGCAATAGTGTCTAATGCCGCATTAACCTCTGAATCCATATCCATTTGGTCATATTGTCCATATCTCTGGGCTCTATTTGGTTGACCCATATAAACTTCTGGGAGCCAACTGCTATATTTAGAACTAGATGCATTGCCTTCGGCACTACTAGAGTCCGATGCTCGGCGTGGAACGCCGTCGTATGTTTTAAAGTACTTTTTCCAAGTCATAATTTTATCCTAATTCTATTTATAATAACATATTCCATATTCATTGTCAACCCTATATCTGTATATTTATTGAGCAACAGTATTCTTCAATGTGGCGGCTAGTGCCTGTAATGTAATGTGAACATTTCTCAGGTCTGTATACTGCGATGCTATGCTTTCGTCTTCTTTTCTGCTACCTTCATCTGATTGAAGTTTATTATAACCCATGGACATGGCTCCCAACACGTTATTCATTTCCTTTTGGAGTTCCACCAACATCGACATGGCGTCTGCTGGTGATAAAGTCGACATGTCTATTTTTTCAAAAGCACTCGTAGAGGAAAGTGAATTCGATAGCATGGTTGAAAATTGTTCCATAAAAGGTGCGTTATCCTTTTGATTTAATCCGAGTTCTATAGTGCCAAGGCCGAATTTACTATCCGGTTGGTAGTTATCCATACCGCCGCTTTTTCTAAGTTCACCCATCAGTTTTTCGTTGGATGTATTTGGTGAAAGCCAGTCCATTAGTTGTGACAAGGTGGCGCGGAAAACGTTTTCTCCAGTCGTTACGACATTAGCACCGCCGGCGGCTACTGGTTGAAATTCTTTCATTGCCGCCGCTATTGCGTTAGCCAATATAACCTGTTGCTTGGTCGTTTCCAATATATTTGCTATGAAACTATCCATATAGAGAGTAAATGCAGACTCACTCATTACCGCTGCCCGTTGTTTTTGCAATTGGCTATTGTTGGCGGCGGCGTCTTCTACAAGACCACGAGCATCTGCCTGTCCTTTATCTGCGTCATTAAAATTTTGAGCCGCTGTAATAATTGAACCAACCATGGAGGCCAATTGTTTATCAGACAATAATTGTACACGAACACCACCTTGTGATGCCATCTCTGTGAGTTGGTCAGCAAATTTTGGAAACTGTTCGGCTAGTGCTGTCGCAAATGAATCCGATGTGCCGCCTTCGAGTTCCTGTGCCATTTTCTCAACAAACTGTAGAACTTCACGTCCGACACTGGTTCCAGCCATTTGTTGATACTCGGCTGTCTGAAGAAATTCTGCGGAACTACCAGCGGATAATCTTGCCGCTAGTGTTTCTGCCATTGGATTGCCCTGTGCATTTGCTCCCATGGCTAAGAATCCGTTTTCTATTGCCTCTCTTTGCTCTTTTGGAAGAGTTGCTAATAGTGCCACATCCTCGGCTTTCAAAGATTGCCTCATTAGTTCGGCGGCATCTGTCATTGAAATTTTTAATATATTCGAGGTCATTTCGACATTAGTCATAAAGTCTGTCATCCCCGAATAAAGTTCATCATCTGACCTACCTTGGAGTTGTCCTGCGATTCGCAACGAGTCTAAGTAGTCGCCAGACATTTTGGAAACTTGAGTAAAATTCATAGTATATTTTCTCATCAAATCCATTCCGCCAGCAATTATGTCTGGTCCATTTGCTATTTTTTTTGAAAACTCCAACGCACTCTTTACTCCGACAACACCGACCATTTTAGAAAAGTGTTGAACAAAGTCAGTTGCCTCTCCAAAAGTAAAGCCAGCGTCTGAAATTATACTTGATATGTTAATAAAACCTTGTTCTGTCTTTTTTATTGATGCTAGTAAACCTGCTTGGCGCATTTCGGATACCATTGCAAATCGTTCATTAAATCCTTGTTCCTGTGCGTTTTTACCGATAGTGAACACGGTGACTAAGGCGGCGGCCCAGCCGGCAGCCCGTTCCATCATTTTTGCATGTTTGCCCAATGAGGCGACTGTATTTGCGCCTGAGTTGGCCGCAGATTCACTAAATCCTTGACTTAGTAAATCCCTATAAGTTGCTTCTCTTTTTTGAGCAGATCGGGTTTCGTTTTGAGTATCTGTCCTCAAACCTACTAGTGCCGAAAGTGTTGCCCTGCCAGATTCTATTATTCCTCTATTAGTTGATGCCTTTTTAGTATCTCTAGCACCCGCTTGGTCAGCCGCTGTTGCAGCCGTTTGTCGAGTTTGTTTGATTTCCGCGCCTAATTTGGACAGCGATGATGCAGAAGTTTTTTCACCATTTGCAATCTTATGTAAAAATCGCAACATCTGATTATTATCTGCTTGAATCTGCTTTAAACTTTGTGCAATTGCCGACTGCGTGCCTTCTTTGGCCCAGTCTGCTAATCCCCCTGCCGCACCCGTTATATATACATTTTGTTCATCTGCTGCCATTTATTTTCTCGATTTGTTAAATTCCAAAACTTCGTAGTTATTATTAAAGATAAATATCAGTAAGACCATTATATTCATACTTAATTGTCTTACTAATTAACTCATACTGTATTTATCAAAGGAAATAAAATGAACGCTGAATCTAATCCATTATCCAAATATTTTCGTAAACCATCGATTTACGTACAAATTCCCACTGGAGGAAGATTTAATCCAGAAATAGATAAAACTATACTTGATGAAATTCCTATACTTCCAATGACTGCAATTGACGAGATATCAATGCAGAATCCAGATGAACTTCTTAATGGTGAAGCCTTAATGAATCTTATTTCAAGTTGTGTTCCGTCCATTCCTAATCCTAGAAATCTTTGTAACATAGATGCAGATTTGTTATATCTAGCAATTAAATACGCAACATATGGCAAAACAATCACACATCTACACACCTGCACTGAATGTAAAGAACAAGCAGAGTACAACATAGATATAAACAATGTTCTTGATAAATTTCCAGAGATAGATGAAGTTAAGCCAGTTGAATACGAAGATTTAAAAATTTACATAATCCCACCAAGAATCGAAAGTTTAACAAGACTGGCATTAATTGAGGTGGAACAACAACGTATTCTACAGGCTATCCAAGAAACAGCAGAGGCGGAAGTAACCGAAATGGAACTAGCAAAGCAGTTTGCAATTAGTTTCAGAAAAATATCAAAACAAAATGTGGACCTTTTAATTAGTGCAATAGACAGAATTGAAACACCAGATGAAGTTGTCACAGACGAAAATACCATTATAGAATTTATGAACAATGTGCCAGCGACTGTTATCACAGAAGTAAATAAAAGAGTAGCAGAAGTAAATAAAAAACCAGAAGACTTAACAACTTTTGAATTTGCATGTGAGGCATGTGAACACAAAGACACAATTAAATTCGAGTTGAACCCTGTAAATTTTTCCTAGGCTGGTTAAAGACCGCCAGCGGCGAGGAAATAGTAGAAAAACAAGAGTCTTATCATAAAAATCTAGAAAATCTACACAAAAATCTGTATAAACTATCTTGGTATATGCGTGGCGGAGTGAGTATATCTGAAATTCATCAGATGCCAGCAGACCACATCAAATACTTAAATGAGATAGTAAATGATAACTTTGAGATGAGCAAACAGGCGGGAACACCTATTTTATAAAAAAAATTATAAAAAGGGTTGACAACGTTATTTCTTTATGTTAGTATGGTATTCATAACTAATATAAATCGATTCAAATAATTCTCAAATCTAATACAAATCCCCATCCCGATACAAAATCTAAAGATATTATGGCTAATAACAAATCTAATACGGCAATACATAGTGGAACTGTTAGTCGGGCTGCCGACTCGGGATTGAGGGCGTATATCATACATACGTTCGGACAAGTTGGGTAAACACCGACACTGCTTCTCGTTAACCACAAAAACTGTTTGTATAAAAACATTCGTTACTCTAAAGGTAATGAATGACTAGTATTTACCGTGTAGGAATACACAAACCGCTGGTAGGTTAAAAACACTACCAACTTTGATAATATTTTATTCTATGTGAATTATTCAAAGTGCCGTTGAGTCGAAAGACGCAATACTAAGTTACGAGGGAATCGTCAACCGACCTCGCCATTGCTAGTGGCTAACTTAGACATAGAATCTGATGAACGTAACAAGTATCAGCAATTGCCCGGTGGATGGGCAATTGTGTCTTCCAAACTAACAAGCAGTTTATAATATAGATATATAATTATATGGAAGAAATAAATATCAATGAAATGTTCTTTGAGTGAAACGAAAAGAAATTTCTGAAGATATTAGGTCTTTAGACCTATTAAGATATTAACAATGAGATAATAATGAGTAATTGGACATATAATAATATAGTTGTGAATGATTTGCCTGATGATGTTGAGGGATTTGTATATGTGATTACGAATCTTGTGGATGATAGAAAATACATCGGGAAGAAGTTAGCAAGATTTAAGACTACTAAACCACCACTTAAAGGAAGAAAGAACAAAAGACGTGGTACTAAAGAAAGTGATTGGAGAACCTATTGGGGTTCGTCTGACCATTTGAATGCCGATGTAAAAAAATTAGGTCCAGATAAATTTACACGTGAAATAATCCACTACTGTCCGAGTAGAGGTATATTAAGTTATATGGAAGCAAAAGAACAGTTTGACCGTAGAGTGTTAGAAACTGATGAGTACTACAATGGTATTATTAATGTCCGTGTAGGAAGTTCAAAGATTCTCCAAGAACATTTACAGAGTCTTAAGACAAAAATATAGGCTTCAACAACCACTGATAGATTCCTATCATATCAATACACAAGAAAAATATATTCTGCACAAGTAATGGCTTGTCTTTTAACGTTGCAAAGACGTAGATTGCTATGATATGTCCCGTTGCAAATATTGGAAATGCGTACTTAGACTCTGGTACATTGATAGATATCAATACGCCTGCACAGACAAACATGCCCGTTCCAATCCATTTCATCTTTTCAATGTAGTTCATTTGAAGTCTCTTCTCTCAATAGTATGATGTATTTAGGCAAAAGAAAACCCAATACCATTTCTGAATATCGGGTTTCCGGTCTTACTCCTTTTTGTGCTTTTTTGGATGGTACGTTAAGGTCTAACCCATCAGTCCTCTCCGTAGAGAGTAAAAACAAATGTCAGTGTCGATGAGAGAGGTTTAGAGGAGACAAAGACATCCGTTCATTATTTAATAATAACACACTCAAAACCAAAAGTCAAGCGTTTTACTATTTTTAATTCAATTTAATTTCTATTTGATGCCAGACACTGTAAATCGGTCAAAAACATTAAGTTTCAACGTCTGACTGTATTTTAGTTCACTAAGAGGATACTTGTTCTTGAAAGTTTCCAATGAATCACAATTATTAATATGGTCATCGATTACCAGATTATTACTTTGAATAACGAGTTGAGTTCCCGACTTGACTCTATTGTACCAATCCCTAGTCATATGTTCACAACTAAGATTAATGATAGTGTCGAACTCATGTTCACGACCGAATGCATCAATGTTCATACTTTGATGTCCTAGATAGTTTTTAAACGTGTAATTGAATCTACCACTTATTTCTTTGCATCTCGTGTCCATATCAACTTCTTCGAAATTTATATTGGGATATTTTTCAACCAATACACGAGTAAGAAAGCCTAGCCATGACCCAATGTATAATACTTTGTTAGCATTATCACTTACAGCATCAAAGGCTAGACTTGCTTGTTTTTTACTTTCAATTTGATTCGTATGGAATGCATCCCGCACTTCCTCGATGGTGAGATGTTTTGCAATCTCATCATCATACAGCATATCTAAGAACTTTGGGATATATTCTTCCATACAGACTATTTACATATTGTTCTTTTTGTCTTGGATTTCTGCTCTACGTACCTTTGTAAGTTTACCGATATCGCCAAGTGCTTTTCTGGCACGAGCCGCAGATGCTTTGACACCTTTCTCTTCGAACTTAGCATTTTCTGCCTGGTATGTTTCGATTGCTTCCATAATTTCTGTATTTGTACTCATTGTATTACTCCGTTTTATACATGGCGCTTTCCTCTTCATGAGAAAAACTTGTGAAACCATTTTCTTTTATTACATTAAGGACACTTTCTACTCGCCCTTGTAATTCGTCTCTGTGTGATATTAGGAACACACTTCTATTTCCGTCTCTCGACATCTTCTTCAGAACAGCAAGTGATGATTCAACACCATTTGTATCCATTCCGCTATCTATCAATTCATCAACGAATAACACGTTAATCGTGCTGTATAATGACTCGAATATGTCACGGAAACTCCAACTTAAACCTAATATAAGTCGATTTCTTTCACCTCTAGATAAGTTATCAAAGTCTAAATCACGACCTAATTCAGTAATTTCCACTGTCAAATCACTCTGGAATATCACATCGTGTGGTAATCCTAACTTATCTAAGTAATATGCTAGACGAGAATTCAAGTAACTTAAGTTCTGGTCTATAATCTTTTTACGAATAAAACTATCTTTGTTAGTTAGCAACTTCATTAAGAACTCTTGGTGTTCTAGTAAGGAAACTAACGAATTCATATGCCCATAGTCTACGTCTTCTAATGAACTATCTCGCATATCTGCGATTTGTTCTGCGTATGGGTCTTCTGTTTTCTTATTCAATTCAATCTGTTCTGCCAATTTTTCCACAGAATTTTGATGTTCGTATGCATCAGACAGCGTATCATAGAACGTAATAGGCAAGAACCCTACACTACCAATTTCATCTATAAGTGTATTATGTTCGATTAACGAACTCTTATTAGTTGCCAATTGTGATACTGCTTCATTCTTTAGTGTGTTCTTCGCAGTAAGTATCTCTTCCTGTTTAGTATCGTGAATATCTTGTCCACAACTATGACACTTATGGTCTTCAATTAACTTGATTTCGTCATCAAGTCTTTCGATTAATCTGTTTTGTTTCGTATTATCAGATTCAATGCTGTCAATCCAAGATGTTGCTTGATTCTTGGCAGCCAAGTTTTCATTATAAGTTACCAGCAACGCATGGTTTTGGAGTTCAGCCTTGATGTCTACATGTGATAACGAGTTTAGTGCAGACTCTAATGCTTCTACATCAGTTGTTTGTTTGTTACTCCAAACCTTTTGTCTACGTTCAATATCTTTTATACTCTTTAAGATACGAGTGTTTGTATCTTCTTTTCCTTTTAATGTATACTCTTCTTCTTTTATCTGTTCTTTTGTATTCTTTGATATCTCTCTTAGTACTTCTGCTTTACGAGACAGTTCAGTGATTCCTAGAAGTTCTTCAATCAACTCTCGTTGGTCACTTGAACGTAAAGATAAGAATGGTTCGGTGTATGTATTAAGTGCAACAATGTGTTTAAACATTGCGTGAGAAATACCAATAATGCTTTCTACTTCAACTTGAGTCATTCGCATTTCACCTTGACCAGCATTTTCAATACTGTTATCACCAAGTTCCATGCCATCTCTTAGAAAGTGGAATACATTAGGAGAACGACCACGTTCAATCCTGTAATCATTTCCATTGTATGTGAAATCAACAGTGACCATCATGCCTTTGCCGTTAGTCTTGTTGATTAGATTGTTCTGTTTGATGTTTGTAAGTGCTTTACCATATAGTCCGTAAGATAATGCATTGATAAGAGTAGTCTTACCCGTGCCATTACGTGAACCATCACCGCCCAAATCTATATTATTTCCCAAGACTAAAGTCAGTTCATCTTGGTTTAATGTGACAGCCTGGGTAACGTTGCCCACACTCATAAAATTCCGAATTGTTATATTCTTAATTATTAACAAACTTATTCCCCTCTTGCGTAAGTTCCGTGTTGTATTGGGTCAATCGATAATTCGTTGACATTGATATACTCTGGTTGGTTGATTGTCCATACAACTAATTCTGCAATATATTCAACATCAATTAGTTTTCTATCAGGATGTTTCTTCATAACACTAGGTGTTGTTAAACTTCCTGGTGATATTAATGTTGTTTTAATATTACTACCACCCATTGCCATATAAGTTAAATCTCTATTGTAGGCTTTGAGTGCTTTCTTTTCTGTGGGATATCTCCAAGTTCTTCCCTTTACGCCTGTGTCAGCGGTAGAACCTATGTTTATAATCTGTCCTTTTCTGTCTGCTTCTTCCATAGCATTGAATACAGATTCGACAATCATAACCTGATGAAACTTCCATATAGCAGAATTGTTGATAAAGATATCGAAATCTCCATCTATATAATAATTCGCTAATTTAGAATACCCGTCACTATTGTCTAGATTATATCCATTGCTTCTACTTGCTGTTTCATACTCGATGTTCGGCAATGTATCAAACAAGTTACATATAGCCTCGCATAAGCCGTAGTTACGACTACCAGTAATTAGTATTTTCTTCATAAATTATTATAAATTTCAATAAGAACGTTTTTATCAAAACTGCCATTATCATCTAACGATGCTAATTGTGACACTACAATTTCATCTATTGTTTCAAAATGAATTTCTGCGCCAGTATCGTTTTCGTGTTCGTTACTTTTGACTGGAACTAATGTTACATCACGTAACTTATAAGTTTCTACAAATGTATCCTTAATAAAGTTTGCTTCTTCGTAAGAAATATCGATATCTAGTGTTATCTTTACTGTTGTTTTTGGTACTAGATATTTGTCTGGGTCATCTAACAATTTAGATAACGCAATTGTTCTGTATTTTGGTGCATCTTTCCAAGTGAAGAACTCTGGTTCTTTATCCCACTCTAAGTACATCCACCCTCTGTCATCGTCCCAGTTGTCTGAGAAGTTATGAGGGAATGCATTGCCGATATAAATTACATTATCTTTTACTTGACGTTGATGAAAGTGTCCAGTGAATACGTAATCTTGGTTCTTAAACATACTGCCTTTAAGACCACCGTGGTCAGGCATTTCAATCATTGCATTGAGTTTAAATGTAGGTAACTCTAAATGACTAAAGATGTATTTTGTCTTTATCTTAGGAATCTTCTTCCATTCATCACCGACTAACCATGGCACAATACCGACATCACCCTCTATAAGGGTATCTCTTACTAGAACTACATTAGGTAAATCATCAATAAATTCCATAGAATTTACATCACGTGTTTCCCGATAGAATAGGTCATGATTGCCTAATATAACATAAACTTTTTCGAATGATTTGCTTAATCTTCGTAGTCCAGCAATACTATATTTCATAGTTGATATGTTTAGACTTGACCTATTATGATGCCAGTCACCTAGAAATATACAAGTCTCGCAATCTCTTTCTTTTGCGTCCTTGATAAACCAGTCAACGAAATCTAAACAATCTTCGTTATGTTGCTTTGCGTTGTTTTTTAGACCCCAATGTATATCCGTAAAACAAGCGGCTTTTTTGAATAAGTTGTTAGTCATTATCGGCGTAAATCTCTTTAATGGTTTCCGTTGGAATAGCATCATCTGTAATCTTTGTTTTGATGATTTGCTGCCAGCGTTCCTGAGATTTCATTTCGTGTGCCAGTTGTCTTGTCCAACTTGGCGCCTGTCCTGCTTTTTCTAGCAAGTCATCACGTATGCCTTGATTTTTCTTTTCTATGTTAAGTACCCGAGTGAATGAATTGTTTACTACTGTTGTGTAGTAAGCAAATGGGTTATCACTCTTATCTTCATTAAACTGAAGACCTATTTGTGCCAGTTGTAACAATGCTTGGCCTCGCATTTCGTCAATGTATGTGTAACCACGCCAGTTAGACCTTTGTGAATATCGTTCTACTAATTTGATATACATCGTTGCTAATACGGCTGTGATTTTACCAGCACCTAAATCAAATTCTTTATCTTTGTTGTAATGTGAGATTCCAACTTCGTTAAGTTTTCCATCTACAAACGTATAGTGTGTAAATGCTGGAAATGGTAATTTTACTTTGTGGTCTGCGACTGTCTTCGGATTTGCTTTTCTGCCTGGTTCATCAGGTATATGGTCAAAACCCATTATACGAAACACAATTTCGTCTTCTGTGAAAGAATTAGGGTCGATTTCAAAGTCTACCTGTTTCTTCTTTTTGTCGTCATTCGCATCCCAAGCCAGTTTTTGCAAACGTTTTGCTTTGTTTTGTCTTGCTTGTTCTACCGCACCAGCAATCTCGTCAGTTGAATATAATATAATTTCATGCTGATTATGTTGGTCTCTATCTTCAAACCAAGAATAATTCGATTTTGAAATATGTATTTGTTTCAACATATCCTTGTTATTTAAGTAGTTTACCCGTCTTGCCATTGTGTTTTCTCCTAATTTATATCAATTATAACACAGTTCAGTGATGGTTGTCAAGTGTTATAACGCCTATATAGCAAAAAGTTTCTTGACCAGAAACTTCGCATATAATACAACGATAAATACTGTTATAATGAATTAGGAGTAAAAGGCATGGCAAGTCCATATTACACAAAACAACCAGTATATTTAGAAGAGCCTAGTGGCAGATACAGCAATATTTTGACGAAGCAGAAGTCTTCTGATTCATCGATGCGGTCGGCGGTTTTTGGAATTAATACACCAACCAGGCTTAATTTTCCATTTACTCCTACAATTTCAGTTATTCAAAGTGCAAACTATTCATCGTATGATGTGACTCATAGTAACTTTCAACAACGTGCATTTGATAGTCATACAAATATGGAATTAAACATCACTGCGCCAATGATTGTAAGAAGTGAAGAAGAGGCATTGTATGTTTATAATGCGGCATTGTTTATCAGAAGTGTGATGAAAATGACGTGGTTAAAAGATGATGAGCCCGGTATGCCACCACCGATACTAAGATTTAATTCACACGGAATATACGAAAATGTACCATGTATGATTCGTGACTTTACTTGGAACTTAGATTCAGATATAGATTATATAGAGATTCCTGACCCGAAGAATAGTAAAAAAATTATTAGAGTTCCAGTACAAAATATGTTTGTGTTATCATTATCAACGACTTATTCGCCTAAGAGTGTGAGAGAAAATTTTAGTGTTAAAGATTATCTTGCTGGCAATTTAAAGGACCAAGGTTATGTATAAAGAAAATTCACCATGGAATAGAACGTCAGTGATTGACGGAACGATATTGGATATAATGAAAAAGAGATTTCTCTATAATGATCCATATGACGAAGAATATGAAATACCCCAAAAATATGATGAACGACCAGATTTGTGTAGTTATGCAATGTATGGTACTGCAAAGTATTGGTGGATATTTGCTCATAGAAATTCAAATATTATGACTGATCCAATCAGAGGATTCACAGCAGGAAAAATTATTAGAATTCCAAGCAAAGATAATATTAGTAAAATGGTGTAATTAGATGGATCAAAGTAAACCAAGTTCTTTAAATGAAATCGTAGACGCACATACATTTCTCGAAAATCCTCTCGATGAATACGCAAACTATACCTACAACTTAGAATGGTTTGTAGTTGATAGAGGCTCGGATAGAAAATTTCAATTAGAAGAAGCAGGAAACATCCAAGATATAGTCAATAATAATTGGCCAAAGATGAGCGATGGTAAAATCATCTTAGCAAAAACTGGTGTCACCACAGAATTTAATTTAACAGATTTGAATATAGAATCTGTTGGTGCCGGTAATGCAACAATGAGCAAGATTGCAGGAACAGCCATTAATTTAAATTTCAATATCACACAAGTCGGTGATACAAACTTAGTTGATACTATACAAAATGCAATTGCATTAAGTGGATATCATACCATCAACACTACTACTTTTTATATCAAAATTAATTTTGTAGGATTTGATGTTAACGGCAAAAATCATAAAATATCACAGACAAAAGTTATACCATTTAATATTAATCAATACACTCAACTTCAGACACAAACAGATGCTAGGGGAACTACGACAGTTATTCAAGGAGTTATACTGCCAGACCGAGCAGTAATGGACTTCTCAGTTAGCAGAACAGAAGATGCTTTTGAATATAAAGTAGGAGAGACATTAAAAGACACGCTGAAGAATTTTATTACAAAATTGAATATAGTTAATAAAGAGGCTCATCCTACACTTGTAGATTCATTACAAAACACTTATTCTATTAACATGTCCGACCAATTTGAAACATTCTTGACCAATGCGGCAATGATGAACGCCACTGAAATAATGGCAACGATGAATGAAAATATGAAGAAAAAGAGCAAAGGAAAGGGCGAGGCAATAGGTCAAGTGATGGCGGGCATGAACATATATTCTATAATAGAAGAAATATGCCAAAATGACGATTTAGTCATAAAAGAGTTAACTTCGTCATGGGCAAAATATTCTAAGGTACTAAAAATTACTCCATACTTAGTTCCTAACGAGAATGGATTTAATCCAGTCACAGGAAAAAATGCATATGCCGTTGAGTTTTATATAGACTACGAGAAGAAAATAGTAATTCAAAATATGTTAGATCAGGCTGATAAGGCAACAAAGAGCCGAGCATTGATTTTAGAATTTTTTAAAGACCAACATGTTAATAAGATATATCATTATCTGTTTACTGGAAAAAATGACCAGGTACTCAATTTCGGTATTACATTAGACCAAGAACTAGTAAAAATATACACAGTGCCAGGTGATTTTTACGCATATGAACATTTTATGAAAGTTGGACCAGAGGGCGAAAGATTAGGCAAGGCCGCACGAGTAATAATTAATAATAGTGAAGCAGACCTCAAAAAATTACAAGAGTTAGAGAAGAAGTTTCTTAACGCGGCTAAAGAACAAGAGAAAAAAATAAGAAAAGAACAAGATGAGTTTTTGCCACAGTTAGTGAATATGTATAGACAATCTTTGGGAATAACTAATCCTAACGAGGAAGTACGGTTTGATGAAATCTTTGGAGGTAAAACCTGGGAAGAGACCTTAGACCAAATTGCTCTAGAAGGTGGGGTTGGCGCTGTGAGCGATGTCAACAAAGCAATCATAAAAGAAAACCAAGACAAATGGAGAAAGCAAACGGCAGATGCACAAACAAAACTTACTAATGCAAAATCTAACGCTACAGCACAGCAAAAACAAGTAGCACAAGAATATTCAGATGCAATCGCAAGTCATTCTGTAGTAAGTGGAGAGTTTAATTACAACACCGCCGCCAAGCAAAATGCACAGGCGATGGTCAAAAAGATTGCTGGAAAGAAAGAAAAAAACATGATATTGGCAGAAGAGTTAGACGATGACGTTATCTCTAAATTATCTAATGAAGATTATGAAATCCTACTCAAAAACCAATCAAACAATCCTATCGTATTTCAACGACTGATAAACAGACTTGCTACTAATCCAAAGAATACCACACTTAAACATGCAGATCCAGAACAAGTAAGGATTGCTAGAGAAAAATATTATGAATCGAAAAGTAACAACATAAGTATGATTGACGCATCAATGACTATTAAGGGCGATCCTTATTGGCTAGAAGGATATATGTCACCTGCAATGGCGAAGAAAGAATATGGCAACATTGGACCAACAACAAAAGGCTTAAACGCATCGACCACATTAAATGGCAGCAATGGATTAATATTAATGTCTGGTATTGCTAAAGGAACTGATTTACACGATAATGTTCTTAAACGAAATCTAATCACAAGTTTGTATGTAGTTACTGTTGTTAGTAGTTCCTTTAGCCAAGGTATATTTACTCAAACCTTGAAGATGAGAAAAAATACTGAAGCCGAACATATGGCGACTGTCATTTCAGAAGTAAATTTAGAAGAGGTAGAAACAGATGATAAAAATGATGCTACTGGTGGGCCAGGACAGACTGTTTATACACCAAACGATGTCCATAATACTAAGAGGCGAGAAAAACATGCCCCAAATTTTGGTATTGAATTCAATACTCCTTTAAGAGACCGATATGGAGAAGGCTTTATGGGTCCGGGCGGCATATGGATACCCCAAGTCTTGGACCAAGGCGAATTAAAGAAAATAAGCAACACTGGCGGCACAATTACGGGACAGGCAAGCCCCGACTTAATCGCTTATGTTAAACGTAAAGAAAACTTTACTGCAACCGCTGAATGGGATAATAAACAGTACACTAATGGGTATGGTACAAAAGCAAAAAGTTCTACAGAAACTATATCTGAGCATGAGGCAACACGTAGACTAATTGCAGATCTTAATACTCGTAAAAACTATGTTTCTTCGTACGCTCAAAACAATGGATATACATGGGATAACAATCAAGTTGAATCTATAACTAGTTTTGCACATAATCTAGGTACTGGCAAAGTTGCAAAAGTAACCAAAAACGGCACCCGCACAAATGGAGAAATTGCAGAAGCAATGAAATTATATAATAAGTCAAATGGAGTAGCATTACGAGGACTCACAACACGTAGAAGTGAAGAAAGTGCTTGGTTTAGACGAGGTATAGGAACTGATGTATAAGGGAAATAATTAGAGAATTTATTATGGAATCAAAATTATCAAAATCAAATAGAAAAATATCAGAACTAGAGGCGTCTCCTATTGTAGATGCATTGGGTAAGGGTATCTATAAGGCAATAACTATTATTACTAATCCAGTGTCTAAAGAAAAATACATTGATCCTG